CACCGCGTTTCCGCTAACCACCGCGTTTCCGCTAACCACCGCGTTTCCGCTAACCCACGCGTTTCCGCTAACCCACGCTTTTCCAGACTGAGCGAGGTTTCCTTCTTGCTCGACAAATCCTCCAAGCTCTCCCTCTTCAACATTTCCAAAGGCTACCAGAGCCTTAATTCTAAAAAGTGTCCTGCCGAACTTCACAATGCTTTCGGCTGTTAATTCATATTTCTTCATTCCATTTCCTCCATCCCATACATCATTGGTATCATCGCCAGCGCCGCCAGCACACCCGCCACACCCATCGTGGAGTAAGGCGCTGCGATCGCGAACACTCCCCAGAAGCCACATGCGAGTGTTGCGATCCGCGCGAGGCACTTGATCGCCTGCTGGATCATCATCTGACGTTTTTTTGCTCTGAGCCGCTTCTCGGCTTCCAGGCGGCTCATGATTAAGATCATTGATTTCATCTGATCCCCCCTATCTGTTCACACACGCGGCGATGATCCACGCTAAATTGCTTCCCATCGCGAACGCCGCCGTTATTGTCCACGCGATCATCCATTTGATTGTTTCCATTCTCGCCTGCGCGATCACTTCGCTTGCCAGTGGACTATCTTTTGTGCTCTCATCCATCTTTACTTCCCTTTCTTGTCGTGTTTTTCTCTCTCGATCCGATCTGCCCATACACACAGCCATGCAAGTGTACCAACAGCTCCGATCATGGCTCCCAACAGAAACATTGTCATTCCGTCCACCTCCCTTACAGATAATCCGCTTTTTCGCTGTCCGGAACCTTTCCAATCTGCATCAGCCGCCACAGCTCTCCGGAGCGGAAGGTGGATGGATCGCGGAGGCGATTGTAATAGGTTCCGATCTTGAGTCCTAAGCACTTCGCCATCTTCTCGTTATCGTACTGCTTCTGTGCCTTGACTTTGGCGATCAGCACGCGGATATTGTCACTCTTCTCTTTCCCATACGTAACCTTCATGCTCTCACCCCTTTATTTGTCTTTCTGATCCTTACAGGCTTCCGTGTTGCAGTCGATCACTCCAGCCATATAGCCGAGGATATAATGCTTTTTATCTTCCGGGAGCTTGTCGATCTGTGTTGTTACATCTCTGATAAGGTTTCTTTTTTCGTCTGACATATACTCACCCCTTTCAGTCGTTCTATTCTTCAACTTCAAGGATGTCTGTCACATCGACATCCAATGCACGGGCAATCTTGCCTATCGTTGCCGGTCTCACATCTCGTCCGATAATCACACTGTTTACTGTCGGTCGAGGCATGGCGGACTTTTTTACCAGATCCGCCGTGTTCATGCAGGCTCTTGCCATCGCAAGTTTAAGCTTTTTTCGGTTTGCTTTCATTTTCATCCTCCTCGTGATTCTTATTTGTTGAATCTGTTTGAATCTTTATAATTGCGCTCGCCGCTTGTTTGTGCTATTATGGTTATGCCTAATGGCAAAAGGAAGGAGTGGTCTCCCATGACCAAACTTTTGACTTTGCCTGCTCCCTTTGCTTTTAATCCGTCCGCACTGATACCTAGACAGTTAAAACAGGTTAAAGACGGCTCTGACTGTTTTGTCAGCGATTAGGCATGTTGCAGATTCAAGACTGCGAAAGTGACAAGGTGCTTCAAGAAGCGACCAGTGTCGTTGGTTGCGATTTTTTAATCTGCAAAGCATATAGGGTAAACAAACTTGATGATGATCTGGTGGGAACGACACTCCCATCAGATTTTTTCATTTGCGGCAAGCGCTCAAGGTTTTTGTATCACCCTTGTGATTGTATATTATCACTCTTGTTATATTTTGTCAAGCATTTTTATCACATTTTCTTGACTTTTTATCACACAAGTGATATCATAATAATGAAAGGAGGGATACATTTGGGAACAATCAATGAAAGAGTTTCTGCTCTTAGAAAGAAGCTTGGTATGAATCAGAAAGATTTCGCCGAAACGCTTGCTATTAAGCAAGCTGCACTCTCCATGATCGAGAGTGGGCAAAGAGATTTGTCTGAAAAGAATATCAAGCTGATATGTGCCGCCCATAAAGTCAACTATGATTGGCTTGTGAACGGAACCGGAGAAATGTTCCAAGATGACGATAGCGATGCGCAGGCTATCGTGGATTCCGTCATGACGGGAGACAACGAATTCGCCAAGAAGATTCTTGTACAGTTCGCAAGGCTGGACGAAAGCCGCTGGCGGCAGATCGAAGAGATCTTGAATGAACTCAAAAAAGAATAGCACGAAAGAATAGCACAAAAAAAGGAAGAGCCGAGGATTGATCCCCCGGCTCTTCTGCTATTCTCTCAGATAGAGATACAATAATAATTTGTATACCCGTTCCAACGTCTGATCCGTCTGCACCTTCTCCAGCAAGTCGATGATTTTCTTCTTATAATCCATCTTCGTCCCTCCATTATCGAAAAATGTCAAAATTGAACAGTAATATTGCCTTTACTTCAATTATTTGTAGTGATATGATAAGTATATGCAAATATTTGAAGTTTATGCATGAGCAAGGAGGAAAACAGTATGATATGTCCAAAATGTGGAAGCGAAGATGTGAAAGTTCAAGTTGTATCGGAGGAAGTTGTGAGAGTTCATAAGCACGGTTGGGTATACTGGCTGTGTGTTTCATGGTGGATATGGATCTTTAAAGCTATGTTCTGGTTGCTTACATCGCCCTATCAGCTTTTGAAGGGTGCAAAAGGGAAAACTGAGAAGTATTCCAACACCGAGCATTCCACCATGTGTGTATGCCAGAAATGCGGGCATACATGGAAAATAAAATAATTTTAGAGGTGTAAAAGTATTATGAGAAAGAAGATCTATATGATTGCCTTGACAGCTACACTCATGTTATCTGGGTGTGGGGCAGACAAAGCAGCGGAAACCACAGCGGCGCAGGAGACCACCGTTGCAGAGACAACAGCCGCCGAAGAGACCAGCGAGACAAAATCAAACCTCGAAGCCGTTGGAGATGTTTCGGTGGATAAGGGTGTATTTGATGTTACTCTGAATATCCCGGCCGAATTCGTCGGAGGCTCCACGCAGGAAGATCTTGATAAAAAGGCTGCTGAATACGGCTACAAGGCTACTCTGAACGATGATGGAAGTGCCACATATGAGATGACGAAGAGCCAGCATGCGGAGATGATGAAGTCGTATGCGGACAGCATCAACGAATCACTGGCAAAGATGATCGGCTCCAAAGATTATCCGAACATCACAGACATCACGGCGAACGATGATTTCACTTCCTTCACGATCACAACAAAGAACGCAGAACCGGACTTGAGCGAGTCAATGTCCGTCATGCAGTTATATATGATGTCTGGAGTTTATAATATTTTCAACGGAACTCCGGTCGAGAACGTCCACGTTGATTTTGTGAACGCTGATTCCGGCCAAGTTATTTCATCAACAGACTCAGCAGACAGCAAAAAATAAATTTGCTTTCACGAATAAAAAAATATTTTTGCACATACTACAAATGAAAAATCGGTTCAGTGCTGGCACACCAAACCGATTCTATAGCTCCAGAAAGAGATATTCTGAAACCTACACACATAGTGTATCACTTTCTGGACAGCCATGCAAGCGGAATCGAAAGATTCCGGTGGCTGTTATTTTTTTACACTTAAGGAGGTATTTACATGGCAACAGCAAAAAAATTACCGTCTGGATCATGGAGGTGCCAGATATTCTCACACCTTGAGACATCTATTGATCCGAAGACCGAAAAAAAGAAGGACAAACGTATTTACAAGAGCTTCACCTCGGATGTGCCTGGGCCGAAGGGAAAACGTATTGCGGAACAGATGGCGGCTCAATGGGCCGCTGAGAAGGAGAATGCAACGAGTGTGCAGAATCTCACGTTGGGGGAAGCGATCGACCGTTACACTGATGAGCGGTTGTCCCTGCTATCACCCAGAACGGTTATGGACTACCGCCGGACCCGGAAGAAGGACATGCAGGAGCTAATGAATCAGAAGGTGCCTACATTGACGCAGGAGCAGGTGCAGGTTGCAATCAACGCCTTTGCCGCAAATCACGCACCCAAGACAGTGCGTAACGCTCATGGACTAATCGCTGCTGTTTTAGGCGTGTATCGTCCGAATTTCGCTTTGAACACCAAGCTCCCGGAAAAAGTACGCCCGAAGATCTACGTGCCTACAGACGCGGAGATACAGCGTCTTATGGAGTGTGCAAAAGGGACAGAGTTGGAGATCCCGATCCTGCTTGCGGCATTCGGTCCGATGCGGCGCGGGGAGATCGGTGCGCTGACATCCAACGATATCTCCGGAAACATGGTCCACATTACGAAGAATATGGTCTTGAACACGGAACGTCAATGGATCATAAAAACGCCGAAAACTTACGCCGGTGATCGCTATATTGATTTTCCGGACTTTGTAATCGAAAAGATAAAGGGGAAAAAGGGAAGGATCGTTTCGCTGGATCCGAATCAGATCACAAGGAAGTTTCATGATCTTCTCAAGAAAAATAAAATGGAGCTGTTCCGCTTCCACGATCTCCGGCACTACTCCGCATCCATCCAACATGCATTGGGGATCCCGGATGCCTATATCATGAAGCGAGGGGGATGGGGGAACGATGGAACCCTAAAAGAAGTGTATCGCCATACAATGGATGACAAAACCATGTCGATGAATGAGATAGCAAACACGCATTTTTCAGAGTTATGCAACACGAAATGCAACACAAAATAAAAAGAAGCCTGTATTTACAAGCTTCTTTCAATGCCGGTGACCGGACTTGAACCGGTTATATGGATATAAAGGGATTCCTTGAAAATACTGGGTTTTCTTGGAATCCCCTTATTTTATGCGACTTACATGGTTTTATTAATTGTAGTTATCTATAATGATTTTATGCTTTCTTGCTATACTTAAAGCACTATGCAACACGAAATGCAACACGAAAATCACTCCACATACCACCGTTCCATAGCACCGTTATTTCCCTTCGCGTGCCAACACGCACCCTCGTATTCGCCGGACTCCTCAAGATAGAACCAGTCGCCCGTACCGGTCTTGGTGCCGTCAAACTGTACCCAGCCGGTCAGCATATAGCCGGACGCACCGAAGAGGTAATAATGGTGATTGATGGTTTTCCAACACAGTTTGGGGTATGACCCGTCCGCATTCCGCCACCACCAGCCGTGAGCGTCGTGTACCCAGCCTTCCGGCAGATTCGCTGTCTCTTTCTCCCATGTTGCCATGAAAGCCTGTGGAGTGGCATATAGAGCTTTGATTTTCTTTGTACTACTGCCCCAGTCTGGCAACTGGAAGTGTGGCCTGTCCGGGATAGATTTCCAGTTACCGCCCCACTCAAGTCCGAGGGAAACTCCGATCGCACCTACACGGGAAAAGAAGCCGTCGTTATCATAGTAAGCGCCCTTCCCGTCAGCGCGGTAGATGTCAAAGGCGGTTCCCCACTGATGGAAGGAGCTGTAACTGGATCCGCGAGCGTTCGTCACCTTGTTGCCCGGTTTTGTTCTTCCCTGGGCATAAAATGCGTCTTGCTCCGCCACAGTGCGGAAGGTTTCGCCGATCTTGATCTTCAAGCCCTGTTCTGCGCATTTCTGCACAAGTGCCGCCGCAAGCCTCTGAAGCCGCGGATGGCACAATGTAATATCTCTCATATGATCACTCCTCTACTGCAAAGCATATATTCTGCCACTTTTTATAGGCATCAATAATCTTATCCTCCATGTTCCAAAAATCAGTGTCAGAATCATCACTACTGAGCTTGTCACAGCATAATGCAATATCATTCATGATTTTCTCCTTTATTCAAGCCAAATCTCATAAATTTCTCCGAGTATACCGGATACTGCGGTTCCATTTGTGCTATACAGTTGGAAATAAATGCGATCATTAAAGCTCTTTGCTGTACTTCTTAAATGGGACTCATAAACCATCTCACTATATGACAGACTAACTTTATCATTTGACAAAAGATCAAAGTCGCTGTTTTGTTTTCCAAAAACATTCACGTAAAATTGATCATAATGTGCTGATGAGATTTTGCATCTCATTTTAAATTTAGAAAATGCGCTAAGATCCCACTTACCATTAGTTACCAATGTTCCGCCCGTCCAAGGACTGGATCCAACTTTACTATAAACAATAGCATTTGATGCAAATGTAATTCCCCCATTGTAAGTGTATTCATCACTAACAGAAATTCCTGCGATATTGTTTCCCCTATTGTATAGATATACATGGGTAGTAGTCGCGCTAACATCTGCTTGTATTCCATCATCAAGTCCCGTACAAAAGCTGGTGCAGGAAAAATAGTACTTTGTAAGTGGCTTCAATCCGGTAATATCGGCATAGTTATTCCCATTAGCTTGGTTCGGATTGCTTCCAGCCCCAGTGTAAACCCTTGTTCCGCCGCTCGCCCCCGGTGTTCCGTCAGTAGACATCTGAATGCGGATACCTTCCCACGGTCCCTTTGCCGGGTTCTTCCAGCTGACGCGGATCGTATTATGAGAGAGAGCGGCTGCGCTAAAAGATATTGCGGACTGGGTTTCCATTGTTCCGGTTCGTAACACCCCATCTTTCCAGTATGTCAGCCCTTTCTTGACATATCGGTCTTCTGCCGTTGCTCCACCGGTCTGGCTTGCCAAGCTCCGGGCGGACACCGTGCCTCCGGCGTAATGTCCTTCTGATAATGTCACGGACTCCCCAGCGGAAAGTGTTCTGGACAGTTTTCCACGCTCCGGCATTGTGCCGGTCAGTGCTTCATCATCACTGTCGCTGGTGACGGCCGTCACGCCTGCGAGTACCTGATTTCGTTTTGCTGTGCAGTCATCGGATCCAGTACCGGATCCGCCATACTGCTTTAAAAAGGCATCTGCCATAGTATAATATCTCCTTTCTTTACAATAAAAAATCGTTCTGTTATAATGAATTCGAAAGAGATTGTTTGAGGCGGTAGATTCCGTTGCAACCATGCGCCGCAGTGGCTAAAAGAGATGCAGGAGCCGCAACGCCTGCCAAACAATCTCTTTCCTTTCTTTTTTGAATTAAAATGTGTTACGTAAATAACAATTTGAGTGTGGAAGTTAATGATCTGACTGATTTACTCAATCCAGATTATTATGATCCTGCCGCAGATTACTACCTAAGGATATATCGTGTGGGTAATGTAAAAGTTCTAAGCATCGCTATTAAGGCAAAAGCTCTTACAGGAAATGATATTATAGCAAGCAATATACCAGAGAAATTGCGGCCTGCTACATCTGCACATATAGTCATACAAGGCAGGGATGTTGGTGAATGGGCCAGAGCAGCCTATACGCCCGTAGTTCTTGAGATTTCAGGAATAAGTATTAGTATGTCAACAGGAGCTAATGCCTCAAAGTTGACATATATATGTGGCATGGCTGCTTATATTTGATAGCTACGAGAACGAAAGCAAAGCTATTACTTAGACAACATTGGCATTACAATGTAGTATCCTTCTAAGTTTGTGGATGTGGAATCGTTTTGCGTATTGGTATCCCATGCGAATAGCTGAAATTGATCTTCTCCAGCACTAATTTCAAGTGAAGGATATATACACCTAACAGTAGTAAGGGTATTATATCTGGGAAATACACATACGACAGAGCGAGATTTTACGACAGAGCCGATTTTAATGATGTCTTTGTTTTTTTTATTGGTGAATTTCCCTATAATCGGTAAATCACTATACAATTGAGTGACCTTATCATTCGTATTACTCAAATTGTTATTTACATCCGAGATAGCTCCGGCGTTCTTTGTTACCTGAGACTGCAAATCCTTGATTACATCAACGGCGGAATTGAGCGCATCCGTGACACGTTTGATTGCCTGTTCCGGTTTATTCAGATGCTCCGCATCAATGTCCGGAGAAGAGTTGTCTACCCAAGTGGTAGGGGTGTAAGCTTCGATTTTTGCAAGTGCATCAGCAAGAGCCTGTGCGGATGCGAGGGAAACTGTATTTTCTTCTGCCTGTGTGCTGGTCTCGTTTTTCTCTAATTCTTCCATGCTGTTCCTCCTTATGATCTGTGAATTTCTATAGGCAAGTCAAGGGTCGGCTTGTCGAAATTGCAGTATGCCGTGAGCTGTCCGTCTCCGGTAACGATCCGATCCACCTTGTTCCATTCCTTCCGGCGTGCTTTTTTGCTTGCCTTAGATGTCAGGTCATCGGTGCAGGAGATATCCGGGCGGTCCGTGTCCTTAAGTCCCTCAACAGTGATCGTCTGCGTGTATGGTGCACTTGTGGTCCATCCTCCAGCCGTCAATGTGCCGGTACGCAAATCATAGAGCCTGTTGATCGCCATATTTGTCGCGTTGATGTCCTCAGCCTTAAATGGGTCCCCCTCCTGCGTGTAATTGGTCTGATCCACAAGGGAAATTGTCCCGTCCGAATTACTCACCTGATTGTATTTTCTGTTCCCCTCATAGATGTCATCCTTATAGTTCGTTTTTAATGCCATGTGCTACCTCCTGTCTCCGATTGGCTTTGTTCCCAGCCGGAACGCAAGCCGCCGCGCCCCGGACATGGAAGACTGATACATCTCATAGATATCCGCAAGGATCTGTTCAATATTGTTGGCTTCCGTAACTGACTGATATTCGATTCTCTGCGGCGTTGCCGGGGTCGTTGGCTTTGTGAAGTATGCCTCTCTCAGCGCCTGTATGTTGCCGCGGATCCGCTGCATATCGCTGTCGGTACGGAAATCTCGCATTGTCCAGTCTGTTTTTGTATTGATGTCCACAAACAGGATGTCCGCAAGATCACGGCAGGCTGTTTCTACACGGTTAAGGTCTGTATAAGCAATGCAGCCTTTTTCCGTGCGGTTTGTTACATCGTCCGCCGTGCGGTCTGTTATCAGAGTCTCAAAAACGCTCATCCTATCTCTACCTCCGCTGTCATTTCCCGTGTGAATGTGAAATCCATCTTTTTAATGGCTCCGATCCGTGTCCCGTCAAAGTCTGTATCTACTGAAACAATATCCCCCAACTCTTCCTCATTGAGTAAGACACGGCAGGAAACAGACTCGTTGCTGCTGTAATAATCGTATACACGATTAAGAACTTCGTTCACATTCTGAGGGTTTACGAGTGTCGCGTCTTTCACTTCCACGAGATTCTCATTCTGCGATATGTTAGGGTTCACTTTCTCATACAGGGTTGTCATGTGGGTGTATTTCTTGCCAGTCAGAACTACTTCGCTACCGGTTCCGGTAATGATCGCCCAGTTATCTCCGGACGTGCTGATCGCGCCACCGGTGATTGCAAGATCATAATGGGCTTCCGAGAACGTAATCTGAGCTGTCCCATTCAGAGTATCTTTATAGAGTTCCTCCGATTCCGAGGATTTCACGTAAGTGTGCGCGTATACCTTTGCACCAGTGGTGATGTCGCTGTGGTCGATCGTCAGCCCAGATAGAGTGTTGGACTTCGTAAAGTTCTGCTTCGTGACTCTCATTCCCGGTACAAGTCCTTTTCCCGGATGGAGTTCCATATGCGGCTTTATGATGCCTGTATTCCGAGGATAGATATACAGATTGAGATCATACGCGGTGTTGACGGATGCCCCGATCGCAAAAGCAACTTGAGCGAGCGCATCACGCCTGCGGCAGACTGGAAGATATCCGCTTACTGTCAAATTTTCCAAGGTCTGATCAAGGAAATAATCAATCCCCTGTCCTTCGAAAATCGCCGCTATGACGTTTTTGACTGGCTCATTATTGTATATGCCGCCCATAAAGTCTGTCGTGTCTAAAAGTCCCACAGCATCCTCAGTATTAACCTCGTAGTCCGTTTTGCTTACACGCTTCCCGGATTTCAAATAGAAAATTCCGATAATATTTTCATCGAAATATAATTTCATTTGCTGGCGGCGCTGGAAGTTGAATGCGATGTTCGACTTGCTCCGGATCGTGAAGCTTAATGTGTTGATGCTGAGCTCTTCACTGATCGGGCTCATCTCGATAAAGCAATCTACATTCTTCGCTTCATCATCCAAGAATGTACGCCCAAGCCCATATTGGATATCAGACAGGAACACCGGTCTGAATGGTCTGGATGTCTTTTCGAAGGCGATCGTGATCTTATTGTAATATTCCTCCGGATGATAACAGAAATACTCATATCCGTCCGGTTGGAACGTCTCGGAGGATAATGTTTCACCGTCACGATACCATGTGATAGTGAGTTGAGAGCAATAGTCTCCGGAATGATCGTTGAACACCAGAGAGATGCCCTGACTGCTGTATTTATCTGAAAATGTCGCGGTCAGTGTAGGCAACTCATATTCGCTACCTGGATACAGTCCGGGATGTGGAACTAAACCAGCCGTGGGGCGGATGGTTCCGTGCGGGAAATTCCCGTTCTCATCTGATACCAGCCGAGATATATATCCGACTTCCGGGAAAACATCATAGTTCTTATACCCCTCATTCAGCAGGGAATACCCCGGATAGTTCAGTGCCGCATCAGGGAAGGAATATTTCTTTTTCAGATTGCCCAGCCGCCCACCATCATTCACGCTGTACTCCGCGTTTTCTTTCGCTCCGAGGGCGATATCGCCATATACGATCTTGAGTCCTCCAGCGTCCACAAGCCTGTAGTTTGTGATCTTCGAAATCCAAATATGGCGGTACGGTCGCGAAGTGTGAAGAAACGTGATTTCCACCTCGTTATGGAGCTTTACAGATGCTTCGCAAAAATACACACTTGATGTCGGCGAAAAATCCATGTTTTCCACAAGAACACCGCTTTTATACCACTTAATATTAACTTTGTCCGCATAGTCTCCGGAAATATCGTTAAAATTCAGTGTGATTCCTCTGGAAGTCTTGAGCCTATCAAAATGGATCCGAAGAATCGGAGGGTCTGCAAAGTCTCCGTTCGTGTCTGATATCTGGCTACTGGTATACCCACTTTTCCCCTCCGGGATCCTGTCCGGAGCGTTTTTGTAGCTGCCATTCAGAAGGGAATAGCCCGGAAGGAGATAGGCATACCCAGGAATCGGATTTTCCTGATTTGTGAGCTCACTTGTGGAGGAATAATACTCTTCCCCATTCGCTGATATTGACACATCCCACTTCATGTTATCTCCTTCTCTGCGGTTCCATCGCTACAAAGTTGAGCTTAAGATTATCATCATAGCCCCACAAATTAACGCCCTCTCTGCGGATCATGGTGTCGTTTGCTTCTGTGATGTATGCCTTAAATGATAATGTTTCCTGTCCGTACGGGAACACCAGATCATGGCTATCTACCGGAGCACTTACCACATCATACAGTCTGTCGTAATCCTGATGCTTTCCTTTTTTTGCGGCTACTTCAAGCGTGTAATTGTAGTATGTTCCGATGATGTCCCGATGCATTACGCCATCAAGTGTGCGCCCGGAGTTGTCCGTATCCGTCACTTTTGCATTTCTTGAGAGCTTTATGACATTGACATCATATTCCACTCCATCCACGGTAAATACTGCAAAATGGTTCATCGGTTTCCCCCTGTTACAAGTCTCACGCTTCCGCGGTTGTTTTCTGCATCAATTACGGGTTTCAGTACTCGTCCAAGCTGTGCAAGGTTGCCCTCGAAGCGAATCACGACTTGCTGGTTTCCGCCTACTCCGCTCTCTGCGAGTGCTTCCATAAGTGCCTGTTTCATTGTACTGAGCGGAGAAACGACCTCAGTTTCCTGTTTGTTATCGCCCAGAATCGCCGCGAACTCACCGGCGCGAGGAGGAACCACGGTACCTGATGCCAGACGCGGCAAATGTACCTTGCTTACGGTCGGAATGTCCAGTCCGAAGGATTCTCCGCCGATTCCCGGCACCCAGTCAGGAATATCAAAGCTCAGATTGTTAAGTGCGCTGATCATCCTATTCAGCGCATTGATGACACCGTTCACCATCGACTCCACACCGCCGAGGATTGTGTTGATGACGGATTTCATCGCGCCCCAGATGCCATTCCATATTGTGCTGGTCTCCGATTTTAACGTGTTCCATGCGGCTACAACACTGTCCTTGATCGCCGCGAATTTCGCCGTTGCGTTGCTCCGAATCTCCTCCCACTTTGTTCCAAGTGTGCTGTTGATAGATCCCCATGCGCTCTCAGTGCTGGTTTTCGTCTCGCTCCAGCGCGTTGATACAGTTTCCTTGATCGCCTGAAACTTCTCACTGGCGGATGTTTTTACCGCTGTCCATGTGCTTTCAAGTCCGCTCTTAATGCTGCTCCATTTCTCCTGTGTCTTCTGCTTAGTCTCGTCCCACTTAGCGATGATCTTATCCTTGATCTCCGCGAATTTCGCAATAACGGAAGAAATGAAATTGCTGATTCCATTTCGGAGTCCCTCCATGAGGTACTGCCCCATTTCCATCATGACGGTGGACGGGCTGTGAATTCCGAATGCAGACTTGAAGCCATTGATAAACGGTTTGAAGATGTTGTTCACAATCCATGATCCGACATTTCGGAGTGCGTTTATGATTCCGTTCCAGAGTCCCTGCACGATATCTCCGCCGGCCGCTTCAATGTATCCGGAGAAATACGAAACTACACTGTCCCACGCATTCGCGAGTACATCCCCGAGTCCCTTCAGGAGATCTATTCCGGATGCAATCGCTGTTCCGATCAGCTCTCCGACCGAACTAAAGACGCTTGCATAGTCGAATCCCTTAAGAAATCCCCCGATTGCATTGATGAGCCCCATAGGAATTGCGCGCCAGTCAACGCCTTGGAACAGTCCTGTGATGAGCTGCACAAGTCCGGAAACGAAATGAGAAACTACACTTCCGAGTGTGCTCCAGCTAAACGTGGAGAAGAATCCTGTAAGTCCGGCAGTGATCGCCGTTCCGATTCCTTTCCAGTTCGTTGTGGAAAGAAACTGATCCAATTTTCCCATCGCAAAGTTTACGCCGGTTCCGATCTGCGCACCGATGTAGTTTCCGACTCCCTTCCAGTCCTCTGCGGCGATCAGCTTTTTGATAGTGTCCGCCATGTTTTTGATGGAGGAGCTGATCTGTTCAGTCGTAAACATGTCTTGTGGGGACGTGCTACTGCCTCCACCGCCGGATCCGGAATCCTTGCTTTTCGATCCAATTTGTTCGATCGTATCGAACGATGCAAGGCTTTTTTCTGCCTGCTTCGCTGCTGATCCTGTTTTTTTCAACGAGGACGCATAATTCTCCTGCACCTTTGTGGCTTTCACGAATGTGTTCTTGCCGGTCAGTGCCGAGAAAAATTGTGCTACTGCATTGGCAGCCGTGGTCAAAAGGCTGATGAGTGTATTCAGTGCCGGAGCGATCATCGTAAGGATCGGGGCGAACGCTGTGGCAAGTGCGTTTTTAAGCTGCGTCAGTGAGGACATCAGCCCGGATACTGTGTTGTTTGTGTCCCCCGAATACTGGACAAGGTTTTTCATTCCTTCTCCCACAGCACTCCGGAGGCGATTGAAGAGGGCAAACAGGGACCGGATACCGAATGCATAGCTCAACATTTTCTTGAAGCTCATGCCAGCTTTGTCGATTCCTTTTTGCAAGCCTCCGCTGGATTTTGTTGCTTTTTTTGCTTTATCTTCGTAATCTTTTACACTTGCCTTCAGGGAATCAAACGATGTGCGCACTCGATTGTTGGTATCCTCAAGTGCTGCCTGCGCTGCGGCGTACTGCGCTACAACTTTCTGTCCTGACTCTGTATCAGCTCCAGACATATATGATCCGCCAGAGGATTCCAACGCTGTTTTTGCCTTCTGCGCTTCTTCGAGTTTCTCGCGCAGCATGTCGATATCATATTCCATTCCTTTAAAGGTCCTACTATTCTGCTTTCCTCCGGTCTCAACGAATCTGATTTCACGTTCGATCGCTGCATCAAGCTTTTTGTTTACGGAATCAATTTCTTTGTTGAGGTCGGTGTACTCCTGTGTAGGAATTTTTTCTTCTCTAAGGGCATCCACCTTTTCCTTAAGAGTTTCCACCTTCCGCGTCTGTTCTGCATACTGGCTGTTGAGCTTGGCGAATGCGTTTGCCTGCTTCTGCAACGCCGTTTTCGCTTTGTCTCCGATTCCAGAGACAGACTCCGCCATGCGGCGTGCGGCGGTTTCCATTTCCTTCGTTCCGGCTACAAATCCCTCATCTGTGATTGTTGTATCAATTACTATGGTTCCGTCAGCCTGTCCCATTAAATCATCCCCTTACAGCCATTTTTCCAGTGCTTCCATCTCTTTTTTCTGTTCATCAGTCAAAATCTTTTTGATGCCTACAATTTCAGCATTCTCTCGCTCAAATTCCCGTTCCCACTTCTCCAACTTTTTGTGTTTGGCTTTCTTCTGCCGGATCGCCAACACTTGAGAAAACAGCCCGTCACCGATCTCCATGAAGTAGCTGAGGAACGTCCACCAATGTAAAAATGATGCGGCGCGAACTTCGGTCCCGGCTACTTTGTTCACGGCTGGAACGATGATCCTGCCGTCCTGATTCCAGTTGATCAGTCTGGGGCTGTTCTTCTTCCCTTCCGTGCCGCAATCGATGAATTCCACAGCTTTCTTGCAGGCTTCCTCTCGCGACTCTCTTGGGATCTTGTCGAAGTCCTTATACAGGATTTCAAGCATGATTTCCTGCTTCTCACCATCCGTCCAATTCGGATCCTCGCAAGCCTCCAAAATTCCAATAATGGAACGGAAGTCTGCATTGATTGCATATTCCGTCCCATTGATTTCTACAGAAGTGGGTAGTGTATACCCGTTCATTTTCTGTATTTCCCGACATAATTTCTGACACGGGAAATACTCTTTTTGATGCGGACATTCATTTCATTCTCGATGAAATGGATCAGCTGATCGAGAACGTACTCACAGAAGAAACGACCGTCTGCGCACGGACTCCACGGATTTGAATACTTAAAAAGTTCCTCAGACGCCCCTTTGGAGTTCAGAAGCTCATCGAAGAGTTCTTTTACCGGAGCTGTCATCTTGCCCAGTGCTTCCGGATCATCAGACGCCGGGACATCCAGATCTCCGAGCTTCTTCTGTACAGCCTCCGCGCGTTTGATGATGTCGAAGTCTGAAGGATTCCACATGAACCCGCCGGTCTTGGTTCCGTTCTTGTCAACGATCTCGATATATTCGCGATCATCAATCGTGATCTGTCTTGCCATGCCTCATACCTCCGTTATTCAGTTATTCGCTTAAGGATGCTGTAAATGATTTCTTGGAAACGTCCCATGTGCCTTTTACGCGGTTTCCGGCCTTGTAAATCGTGAATGGGATCTGTACGCCGGAGGTATCGCCTCCAACACTGTTGGGGATAACATAGACATCCTCACGGTAAGCCCAAACAACGGTGGGAGCCGCTGCGTCAGTCTCTCCCGGCTTGAGAAGCACGTCAACCATTGTGGTTTTGCACTTGTCGCCAGTTGCTCTCGTGTTGGCGATATCCATGAGCTTATTAGAGAGGGCATCGTCATAGTCCTCGTAGTAGAACGGATCAGCGTCAGCCTGTACCTCATAGCCGGAATGTTTCACGGTCTGCTCACCGAGAATGTTTTTCTGGACTTCCACATCCGGATTCAACTCCTCGTTGTACTCCTCCAGATCCTTACCGATGCGGACGTAAGTTGCTGATGTGCCGTTAAAAGATGCATCTAAATAATGCGCAAGATATTTTCTTTCAATCATAGAAAAATGCCCTTTCTGCCTATAACTTTTTAGGCGGTATAGGTTAGCGGCAGCACTCAAAATGTGCTGTCGGTTTACAGTTCAAAATCATTCGTGTACCTGACAGATATCGGCAAAATCCAGTCCTGTACACCGTTCTCCTGCGGCTCTGTGCCGTATGAATTGTCACGGGTGATACGTTTTATCACTCGCCCGGATGCAAGCTCCGGAAATGCTTCCAGACGCGTCACCGCGCCGTTTATTGTGGTCGGCTCTCTGCATATCCATTTTCCAAGATTGTCAAGGAAAGCCTGTATATTCAGCTTATACCGTTCTTTCTGTGATGCAGTGCGATACACGACATAAAAAGGGAACTGGCAGATCTGATGGACTCCGCCGCAGATATCCTCTTTCTCACTGTACACGAGTGCGCCATTGTCTGCTGAGAACGCGATTCCACTGTCCTCTCCGAGTTCCTCAAATCGGATCACTTCCCCAGGATCCAAACCGGGGTACTGATTCAAAAGTGCTTTCATGGCGGCTGTGAGAATCTCATATCCTGCCGCATCCTTTCCGATCGGCTGAGCATTAGCCACGCTGTCCACCTCCCGCCGTTTTCTTTACTTCACGAATCCACGTTTCTCCATCCTTTTCTTTCGCAGCGTCAAACCAATGAGCCTGCGCCGCCGGATGTTTTGTCTTGGTATATGTGAGTGCTTCCTTTGCACGAGTCTTGCCAGAATACTGGCTGACAAGCACCTTTTTTGCGCCTTTACGTGCCCACGGTGATCCGGTTTTCTCGTCCACCATGCCCTTGCCTTCATAGAGGAAACGTCCTTGCGGAGCATAAGCGGCAAACACTCTCCCGGATCCCTGCAACGCCGCACTCGCCGCTCTGGTGACGTTTACGAAGGTTCCGTTCTCCATTGGCATAAACGGCACCATACTATTCATGACAGCGCCGTCAAGCTGATACTGGGCTTTCCGATACTGCTCTTCAAAACGACTCATATCAATCTTGACTTTCACATCTCCATCAACGACAGAGAACCCTTTGAAGTGGTGTGTTTTACTTGCCATTATTTGCGCCTCCTTTTTCCGGTATAAACAAATTCCAAATTTTTCCCTGTCCAGTCAACATCTTTAGCCTTTACTGTAGATTCAATGACTTTTACTCCTGGCTTCGGTCTTCCAAGCGGTGTTTTTGTCCATCGCTCCGCCTACGCTCTTGAAAGAAACACCCAGTCATTTTTGTTTATGCTATCTCCAATAGTTGCCCGGTAAATCTTCACATCTGAGTTCCTGTCTTTTAAGGAATTGATCTGTGTTATAGTTTCCGTGGCAAGCTTGCTATTCACCACATTTGGGGAAAGGCTATTGAGTTTGTCTCGCATTTCGGATACATTCACACCGTTGGTTGATGCTCTGCCAGACCCTCCATTGTTCCCTTGATAGCTTAGATTGCTGCTTCCGCCACGTCCTCCCATAAAAACACCTACTTCCCAAGAATCTCAAAATGGGGAATCACAGTATACGGACCGCCGGTGCTTGTGATTTTAAACACAAAATCATGTGCACTATTCATATGCTGATAGAATCCATTTCGATAGTCACCATCGCTCACCACTCCACCTGTCCACTCGCCCTCCCAAAAGAAATCATCCGGTCCAAATGTAATGCTTTTCGACAATCTATCATTCGTCTGCTGTCTCCATTCTTTCGGAGATCTCCACGGGAGCATTCCGTCCTCTGTCGAGATCATTATTCTATCAACCTCTGGGGCCCTGGCATGCTGATAATAGGCAATATGAAGGATCGCATTATCCGTGCTGTCGGCTCCGTACTTCTTGATGATCGCCCCGCGGTCCGTGTTCAAATCCACATTGCGGAGGATGTGCGGATACCACATAGCATCGCCGGATGTGGGACTTTCATAATAGTTGAAAACTGTCACGATTTTATCGTACATGCTCACACCTCACATAACGCATGATTGAATTTGTCATGAAACGCTTTAATTCTCACAATGCTCCCAGTGCATTCCTCCGGCACACTGCCGTAAAAGATAATGCTTTCCGGGTGCAGACGTTCCATCATCGCATTATAGCCGGATAAGAATAGGCGTTTTTTGCCTATACTGTTCATGCAGCCAACGGAAGATACCGCCACTGTGCCGCCCTCTGGCTCGCCGTCAAAGCACCACTCGTAGCTATCTGGTGTACTCCACGATATTGTCGGGATTACATGGCACCCATACTCCTGCAAGTAAGCACCGATCCAGTGCTTGCGATAGTGGTTGTAGATCTGTATCGCTTTTGGAAAATCGGTGTAAGTGCTGAAATCTGGTGTGAGGATATATCGGAATCGGCTCAACTTTTCCGCGTAGCGATCCACGTTTACCCAAAGCGCATTGAACTGATAGTCATCAAGGAAAAAGTGAACTGCTTTTTCCTCTGGCTTCGTGCATTTCCCTCTGACGTAGTTGAATCCTACAAATTCGCATTCACCTTCGAATATCTCTGGGCATATCTGCGGTATTCCGTATTCTCCAACGCCATCGAAGATGCGGCGATTTAAGTTCTCATAAGCCATGCTGTTTGTTTTGTCTGCCATATCATTTTTTGAGCTGGTCAGTTTTGCTCATCCTCTTCCACAGCTCTGTCAACTTCTCCCAACCATACATAGCTACAAACGCCACGATAAAGCCTGCCATGATCGCCGCCAAAATCATATACCACAGGATTTCCATGTGGATATACTGCATGTATGCCACGAATGCAGCCACGGTGATTCCGATGGAAAGAACGAATACAAGGGCATCTGTGGGGATCGTGGAGAGAACTCCTACGCCTTTAAATACCTGGGTGATCACTGACACGCAGAACGCCAGAATCCCGATCACTGCCAAGATCATAGTCATGTTCGCAAATAGGGTCTCCATGTTAGTCCTCCTCTGTCTCTTCGATGCGATTGACATTATATTCCTTCGCGCACTCATGCTCGATACGGCATCCGCGTGCGTCTTCCCAGCCTTTGGCGAAAAAGGCAACGTCAGCCTCTCCCAGATACTTGATGGATTCGCCGATATACCAAAGCGGCTTTGCACCAGCCGGAGCGCCCTGGAAGAATGTCTCAAGCACTTCTACCGGCTCCCCGACTAACTCTTTCGCCTTTACAATAGCTTTCTCACGTGTTGCGAGGATCTCCTCGTCTGTCTTGCCTCTCATAGGCTGAGAAATAAATAACTTTTTCATGATATCCCTCCTATTTTTTGACTTTTCTCACTTTTCCGTCACGGTATTCCAGCCCTGTTGCCGGACCGGTACATGCGGTCGGGTCTACGATGTTGCCCTCTTCATCTTCACACCATCCTTTTGCGATGCAGAGTTTTCTTTCACCAGTGTTCCAGTAGAGTCCTGTTCCCGGGCCTGTATAGTAAGAGATCAGTTCATCCACCGCCGGGGAATCCTGTGTCCCATTATTTGCCATTGCGTCATCAATCGCCGCGTTAATTTTATTCGTGTATTCCGGAAGATCTTTTACGTTTAACATAACATTCTCCTTTATAATCCCGCATACAATAGCGGGGTTCCATCATCAGTTACAACTCCTGTCAAATACGGCATTGCCGCATCACAGAGGAGCTTGTTTGCGGCTTTTGCGTCTCCTGCCGCAGAATATACAGCCGACCACTCTTTCGCCGCCGCACCGGTCTGCTGTACTGTTGCATAGGATATGGACTCACTGCCGGATGATCTCGAGGTGATGATCCCAGTCGTTGTTCCATTCACGTCAGTAATCGCAGACGCTCCAGAAGCGGCGGCAAGTGCCTGTTTCTGTGCAAGATCCAACTGATAGTAGATCTCCGCCATAGCGCATACGGCTTTCTTGACCCGTTTCTGGTATTTCTCCGGTGTAGGTAGTCCGCCAGTCAGCCGATCAAATGTCAGCGTGTCGATAAAATCACTCGCTCTTTCTGCAAGCCGCATAAAATCAGATTCCGGCACGACATTGCCGAAAAATGATTTTGAGTAAAATTCATAATCTGTGTATGCCATGCCGGAATCCTCCTTAGCCTCTGGTCTTGATCTGTGCGATCGGGATCGCTTTGATCGGGAAATACTTCTTTGCAGAAGTCGAGTTGTTATTCGCAAGCTCCCAGTTTGCGCCAGTCTCAAGCTGTGTGTTTGTCGGGGAGATGAAGGACGGCTGTTTGAAGCTGATACCATACGGGGAGAAAATCTTTCTCTGACGGGAATATAAAGTATCCACGCCGCCGTTAGTCTTTGCGTCTCTGTCCATCTCATACGGGACTTTTACACCGCAGTTTGTGTACTCGATTGCACCAGCGCCGAGAACGTATGTGGTGTATACAGTTCCAGCCGGAAGGAGTTTGACATAATCACCTTCGTTCGCGTCCGGAATGTCTGTAGTTACGCTTGCTTTTGCGACCTCACCCGCTCCGGTGCCTGCGGTCGTAACTTTGAGCGCTCCCGGGTCTGTCTGAGATGCTTTGACATATTTCGCCTCCGCCGCCGCTGTCGGCATGTTGTCGTCAATGAGGACGGTTCTTCCGTTTAAGGTTGCGAGGGTAAGGTCTCTCTCGATTCCGTCTCCGTCTGTATACTTCATGTATGCGAGGAGCTTAAGATTCTCGAGATCTGTCGCAATCTTGGAATGCATGATCGCAAGGCTGAATTTCGCCTTATTGTCTCCGAGGGCTTTCTGAATGGCGTTGTTGAGGGTGGTCTCCGCGAATCCGCTATTTGTCGGGTCGAGGGATACGTCATAGGTGTGCCCGTTCACGAACTTAAGGTTCTCAGCTCCCGTCATGGAGAAGACGCCTTTCAGCGTTGCAAGAAGCGTTTCCTGATCCACATCATCCCAATACTCTGCGACTTCCTGCGCAGCCGGGAGGAAGTCCTCGCCTGTGATGTCTGTAGAGAAGTCTTTCTCTGTCCATCCATGAGCACGGCCAACAACGATTCTACCGTGTGTGTACGTCTCCCTGGAATCTGCTGTGATGTTGGTGGAGCCGTCATAGTTGTCCGGTGTACCGCCGATTCTCGCCTTGATCGGCACCGTGATATAGTTGCCGCCCGTCTGATCCGGCAGCATAGCCGCATACTGGGATTTCTCCACGATCGCGCCGGACTTTAACAGTGCATTTCTGTTGAGGTTCGGGACGGTGTCCACATATGCGCCAAATACTTCGCCATTAAAATTCTTAAGGTCGAATAATGCCATAAAAAAATCCTTTCTACCCATAACTGTTAAAAGGTGTGTAGGTTAGCGGCAGCACTCAAAACGTGCCGCCGGTCGTTCGTTTACATATACTGTTTGATGTCAAGATCCGGATTCTCGTTCTTCATCTTCATCAGCTCGGACATCGTGTATTTCGGTGCGTTGTTCGGGTTGCTTGCCGGTTTGGTGAAGCGCGCCGCGTTCTGTTTTGCGCGTTCCTGCTGCCTGTCAACGAAAATCCCGGTCTTCTGGGTTCCGTTCTCTCCGGTGGTCATCGTTTTGAAGATGTCGCCGATAGACTTTCCCCGTGCGGAATCTTTTCCCAGTTCTTCCACGAGAGCGTTGCGATAATGATCTTCTGTGATGTCGTTCAAAAACTCATACATCTTGTTCCCCTTATCATCCGTGGAAGACAAGAAATCATTCACAGTCTTTTCAACTTCGATTTTCCGCGCGTCATCCGCACGCGCTTTTTTCTCATTGCTAAGCTGCGTTGTCAGTGTTGCAATCTGTCCTTTCAGATCATCGACATCAACATCTTTGAATCCGTCAAGCTTTTCCCGCACATCGTCAAGGGATGTTTTATATTCGTCCCTCTTGCGCACCACATTGTCATAATCTGATTTTGCCCGATAGTTTTCACTCATCTTCGCCTTCAGATCGTTTTTCTTATCCTCCGGGATCTCAATCCCAAGCTCCTGTAAGATCTGTTCGTAATTCTGCATATAATTATCCTCCTAAACGCCATTTTTAAACCGCTCGTCAGCGGTAATGGATTGAGCCGGATGAACCACCGGCAGGGTAATGGACCATCAGGGAATCGAACCCCGAACCGTCCGGTTATGAGCCGGATGCCCTCACCGATTGGGCGAATGGTCCTTGCGTCCCTGCCGAGAGGATGACAGGGATTAGTATATTGATAAGAAAATGAGTCCCCGCCCCGTTGCTGGGCGGAAGTGGAGAGTGCCGGCAGCGAACCGGCAATGTTCTGCGCAACTCTCCGTAACCGGCGATGCCGGTTAGCAAGTAACTTTCTCGTGCTATGCTCTGCACTATGCCCCCCGGGGGGGTGGGGCAGTCGCACGCCGGAAATTGCATCCGCTTTTCAACCTCCCCGATCATGCCGGGTTTCTCTTAAGGGCGTGCGTGCCGTACGAATAAAGGAGGTATGGCAACAAAAAGCATGGTCCCGTATGGGAGTGGGGGTCCATAATATCCCCACGTTTTTATTTTACCATATCCCAAAATCCGTTTTACCCCCACATTTTAGGCTAATCTCCGAGCTTGCGGATGTATCTCTGTATCTCCTGCCGCTCATCCGTAAAATCGCTGTCCATGACCATCGAAGAGAGCATGTCATACACCTCCACCATCAGCCGCCCAACGCACTCCATGAGCTTGTCACGGTGTGCCTGATCGCCGTTCTGTTTGTACGCCTGTTTCGCAGCAATGTAGCGATCATACAGGGAATCGATGTTGTGATCATATCTCCCATTGGAGTATTTCTTGATCACATCCTCCGCCACGTCAGCAACACGGCTTTCTTCCCACTCTTTTCCGTCCATCTTTTCCAGATAGCAGATTGCCGCCGTGAGCTTATAGATCACATCCAGCCGCGATGCCGTCAGGTTGTTCACAGCTTCCTTTGCTTCCAGATTCAGCTGATCCTTAAGCTTATTTATCAGCTCTTTCATGCTTCATTCCTCCCTTCATTTTCTTTTTGTATTTATCGTGGAGTGGCTTCTGACTCTCCATGATGTATATTGGATCATATCCGGCGGTAATAAGGTCTGTTATGATCCGTTCCAGCCGCTCAAGTTCGTTATCCACATCACACACGAGGTTATCCACAAATATAGCATCTGCAACATTTCCCATGCTTCTGAGAGCTGTCGCATACTTCTGATACACGTCCTTTGTGGACTGCTCCCATGCGAGGTGTGCAGAGAATCCATCTTCCACCGCTTTCTGTTTGGTGGACTTTCCTACACTCATGCGGTTTGCAGACTGCCACGCTTCCGGGATCATCTGCACGTTCCCCTCGAAGGTGTCGCGGATCAGTTTCCCGTGGTGATTGATATAGTAATGTGCAGTTTTGCGGCGTTCCTCACTCTCAGCAAAATACTGATACAGATGGAACCGCTTATAACCGCTCAATCCGAGAAAATCGAAATAATCCGCCATCTGATCATGGATCATGATCGCTGCGATCTGCCGCGCGTTGATCTCAGAGAAAACATCTTCCACGCTTTTTACATCCATCTTGCTCCGGAAGGCAATCATCATGATCACCTCCTACGCCAGTTTCTTGATGATGATGTTCGCATCCTTCACGAGTACCGCGCCCGCGGAGATGTTCCCAATCGATACCGTGAGGGATGAGCCAGCCGGGACCGGTATCAGTGTGGACGCTCCGACATTCTGGTATGTGTTCGCCGTTGCAACTGTGTAATCCATCTCTGTTCCGCCGATCGCCTCGCCATTGAGTTCAATCACAAGGGCCGTTGCTCCTGCTGCCGCCGCGGTCACGTTGCCGTTGAACTCCACCTCTACCGCCATCGGGAGGTTTGTGCGGTTCGTGATCGTAAAAAGCCCGCTCCCCTTGACATGGTTCAGCCACCCGCTGGAACATCCGCATCTTCTGGATTTCACACGGGTGTCGTTAAAGATAACGTTCTGGTTTGCTGTCACTGTCTGTTCTGTCTTTGCTATAACATTGAGCATAGTATTTCTCCTTTCAAAAAATAAGGAGCCGAATCCGACTCCTTATCGATGCGCAAGACTACTTTGTAGCTATGGATTCTTCCAACATGCTTATAATTCTGTTTTGGTTTTCGATAATCTTATCCAGATACTTCCGATCCTGCTCTTGAAGATGCTTCGCAATGTCGGCGTTGCTTGCCTGCGACAAATCACTTTCGTAATTCATCACCTGCAAGAATACGCCGAACAAATTTAGCATGTCCAGAGTGGTCAGTTCATTCGGATTTCTCACAGTACATTCCCGCCGTTTCCGCAGCATCCGCCAAATCCGGACATATTATATGCAAAATACGGGGAGCATGTAATATAAGCCGGTGTCGGTGTCGGTCTTACCGCATTAACGATGTCCTTGGTCTGGCTGACCTGGGAGATCTGCCAATACGCTGTCTGGAGGTCTCTGTCACGGTCCGCAATCTTGTCGCGAAGTCCCTGGATGGTGTTCTCCTGCATGAGCTGGCGTGTTGCCTGTCCGTCTGCAAGGACAGTTTCCTTGATGTCACAGCAACACTGCGCAAGCTGTGCCTGCATGTTCTGCGCCATCAGTGCCGCATCATACCGGTTCTGTAAGATCTCTTTCTGTGTTTCGCAGCAACACTGCTGAGACTGAGCACCTAACTGCTGCATTCCGAGCTGCGTTGTATATCTGCTCTCAAGTACATCTCTCTGGGTCTGACATGCTGTGTTGGAGACGTTCTGATTTGTGTTGAAGATGTCGCGCTTCACAAACTCATCCGAAATGAAATTGTCCTGCACGCCGTTTTCAACACCGCCGCGGTTCCATCCGCCCATCATCGGGAAGAGGAACGCAATCAGAATGATCCAGATCCAGCAATTTCCGCCCCACATATCATTAGCATCATTGTTTCTAGTGACAGCTGCCACATCCGCAGCTGTGAGTCCCAAGCCTTCGTTCATCTTGATGTTCTCCTTTTTAGAAATTTATATTAAGGTGCGCACCTAAATATCGTTGTTTAAACTTAAAAAACATGGTATACTTTTCTTGTGGGAATAGGGATTCGCGACCCGAAAGTCACATGCCTTAGTGATTTTCCCACATTCCATTGAAGGCGTGCATCAGAAAGGCAAGGTGTTATTTTTTATGTCAAAATTAGATTTGACTGAAAAACGTTTTGGAAATCTTACTGTTATTTGCCGTGGAGATAAAACAAAGCACGGCACATATCGCTGGAATTGCAAATGTGATTGCGGGAATCTTGTTTCTATTCCAACAAACGATTTACGAAGTGGGCATACGCGTTCATGTGGATGCTTAAAGAAAAGCAAAAATACTGTTCAAAAAGCTTGCTTAACTCGCCGCATTAGATACGGTATCAATAATGACGGAAGAAGCAAGCATCCACTTTACGGAACATGGAAACAGATGATTTCACGCTGCGAGAATCCAAATGCGCAAAATTATAAAAGGTATGGCTTAAAAGGCATTTCTGTCTGTGAAGAATGGCATGACTTTTGGAAATTTGCTGAATGGTCGGATTCAGTTGGCGGTCGTCCGCAAGGATTTACCTTAGATCGAATAAATTATAACGGCAATTACGAACCATCAAATTGTAGATGGGCTAATAATCATATTCAATCAATGAATAAATCATCATCTATTCTTCTGACACATAATGGCAAAACAGAAACTCTTTCTGCATGGGCTAAAATAATTGGGATTAGTGACCAAGCCATGTATAATCGTTACAATCGTGGATGGAACGAAACTGATATGTTTTTACCAAATCAAACAGGAAACAATATGTTTAAAGGGCGGCATTAGTCGCTCTTTTTATTATTTCATCATCCCTGTAAACTGTTCGGGATCCATGCCGTTCTGCTGGCACATCTGCTTGAATACCTGTTCCGGGTTCTTCCCTTTGCACATATCCATTGCCTTTTTGATATTCGGATTCTGCTGTGCCATTGCATTGATCGCTGCCTGTGGGTTCCCTGTCTGCCGGATCTGATTCACAACACTCATGGCTTGCATCATCGCCGCCATTGGATTGTTTCCGGATCCGCCCATCATGCTTAATAATGGATTCATTCAGTCCCCTCCTTCTTCTCTTCCTGCCTCTCCCCAAGTTTTACGAGCAAAGCATTGAATTCCTCGCGTGTTACATAGTCCCCACTTGGAGCCGCAGGAGCCATTTGCGGGGCTGTTAAGGATGAGACAGGGATTTCCTTGAACGTGAATGCTTTGAGCGTTGCGCTCCCCATTCCGTCCACGGACTTGACGTAGAACATGGGGCTGTTGTTGTCCATCATCCACGCTGTCTGTCCCGGCTGTACGATCTGATTCCTTGCTCCTTCGATTCCAGCTACCTGAATCCAATTCACATTTTGCATCGGCACTGTCTGCCGCGGCTGTGTTGCCTGTTCCATCTGCTGGATGCGCTGTTGTAATGCCGCCTGATCTGCCATATATCCGCCCATTCCATAAGGAGTATATGCATTCATGCGCTCCCCTCCTTCCTCTGCTTCCATTATGGCATGTGAGAATGGCAGAAAACAGTTCATGAAAATACACAAAAAGTATAAAAAAAGAGCAAAAAGAAAAGAGCTTGCGCATTTACAAGCTCTTTCTGTACATTTATTTAATTTTATTGGCATAATCGTATGATCTTATCGTTCACTCGGCGGCTGATCCGCTTAGCTGTCGACACGCTGATGTTCATTTTCTCCGCACACGTTTCTAATGGTATCCCCTTGCTCCGATACTCAAATAGAGCTCTTTCATCAGCCGTAAAATTGGCAAGCTGCCGGAAACGTTCCAGCTCCGGCACTGTGAACTGATAGATTTTCAAGGCAATTCCCCTTATTTTTCCGTCAAAGCCTGGATAAGTTCGTCCCTCGTTTTTTTTAAGCCCTCAATGTTGTTTCCGGTAATCTTGTTCTCGATGAGATTGAACATACTTCTCATCAAAAGCTGTGTGTCTTCCCGGTTCGCGTTGATAGAGGAGTAATCGTTATTAAGCTTCTCTTTGATGTCTTTGATGTCTGTCTCAATGGCACCTACACGGCTTTCAATGTCCTTCTGTGGCTGTTTCGCTGACTTGTATGCTTTATAGATCACACTGCAAGCCGCACCGATGACCGTGATCCCGCTACATATCGACAGGAATTCCTTTATGATTTCAAGCTCTCCCACTCATTTATCCTCCGTTGCATTTTGATATCTTCGTGCCGCTCCGCGCGCCTTCGCTGCCTGTTCTCTTCCCCATCTGGCAATTCTCAGACGGTCCGCCAGCGGTCGAAGATCGTTGTCATCGCAAAACTGATTGTATGCCGCCTTCTGGCGCTGTAAGAGATATGATTTTCTGTCAAGATCCATTTGCAGCGCTGCTTTTGCCTGCGGATCCTTGCAGGATTCCACGGCCGTCTGCATCCCGGAGACAATCCGCTTCGTCTTCCGGATCCTGCGCTCAAGCGTTCGCTGGCGCTGCTCAAGCTTTTCTATTCTCTCACTCTCTTCGGTTTCTATGCCCTTATATGGGTTGTTCTCACCGTCTCCGGACCCGAAGCTGTGGCGGCAATTCCACCCACACAGCCCCTCGCCGCTCCCGTATCCAGTGACGGAAAACGGTGGAAAACGCTTGTCTCTGCCTGATCTGGAGTAGAATTTCCCTTGCCACCACATATGATTGCCGGGGTTCTCTCCACCGTCTCCGGTTCGCGCTCCTAAGTGCGCCGAAACAAGGATGATGTCCCATTCCATCTCATTCATGCGTGCCAGACTGATCGCACCGGTTGCCTGGCCTACCCCCGTACGCACTGCCCGGGCTGTGGCTGTCTCGATCGTGTCGCGATGGGTCTTTCCTGTCTCAGCGTTGGTATAATCGACATATACGCCGCCAGAAACCACCTCGTCAACCGCTTCTCTGACCGCCTGTGTGTACGATGCCGCGCCGCTTGTAATCTTATGGTATGCGGTGTCGCAGGAGTCGATAAAAAGCTTCTGTGCCACGTCTGCGGTCGTTCTGGTGTAATTCCGCCACTCGCCGAGGGTTGCCTCATAGTTGCGCTGCATCAGCCGGATCAGCTCCGGAGACTCCATGAGCGGGAGTGGGGAAAGTCCGGCGGCTTCATAGATCTTATCATCCGCCTCTACCGCCTTAATTCCCGCCTCTTCCATTGCTTCCTTGATTTCTTTTTGCTGGAGCTTCGTCCGCTTCGCGATCTCCGGGATGATTTCCTCCATCAGCGCGCCGGAGTCCTGCATGATTTCAATCTGCCAGCGATCCGCGGAGGTAAAAAGATATTCATCGCCGCGCCCGATCCGGATCATCATGCGTTCCACGATCTTCCGGAGGATATAACCGTGCAGGTCTGCGGCAATCTCTTCCGCCCCCTCCGCTATGCGCTGTAAGTATGCCGGTTCGAGCATTCCATCACCTCACTATTCCTCCTGGAACAGCCGATTGCCTTCCTCCGGCTGCGCTTCTGCGATCATCGCCTTCGCATCCTCTTCGCTCATGCCCTCGAACTTCTGGAAGTACATCCACGCCGGGACCTTGCCCTGAATGACATACTTCCACCAACGGGCGCGATCCTCTTCACGGTTGTATGTGATGTCTCCGAAGTCATATGTGATTTCATAGGTTCCCACAGGTGCAAGCCCGTAGAGGTCCGCGTAGACGCTCAGGGCATAGACAGTGCCGTCCAATGCACTCTCCAGTTTGTCTCGCACATCCTTGATGAGCTGGATTGTACGGCGGTCATCCGACTCCACCTGTGTCGCTGTCACCATGCCGGTTTTCTCGTTGAATACGAAATATCCGTTGCTGAATCCGCATTTGTACCCGATCTGGGAGAGAAGCGCGTTGATTCCGGACAGCCGCGCATCCGTGTTGAGCTGAGGATTGATCTCCTCATAAAACTCTTTTGCGTCATTCCCAAACACGTTCTTGACGTACCTCGGAAGTCCCATCGCCTTTCTCTGGGCTTTCATTGCATCAGACGCGCGCCCCGTAAGTTTCTGCCCGTCCGGCATCAGCAGGCGATCATCCGCGAGAATAATTTTCTGGCTGTCCCAGATCTCGCCAGCGTTGCGGCTGTATGCGACATCCAGATCTTTCAGCTCCTCGATTGCTTCGGCGAACACAGGCAGCCCCAACGGGATTTCTATATCCACATTATTCGCCGCTGGCATCCGTAGGAGTCCGAACATGGGACCATCTAACCTCTCGCCATTTGCCTTGAGGATCGGCGGTGTATCATCAATCATACCCGCCCATTTCGTTCTTTCCAGTGGAATCGGATCACCGATATCTTCCGCCGCCCGTGACACATACGCGCGATTACTGATATAGTAAGGGTATGTGGTCGTCTCGCCCTCTGTAGTCTCCACAAATCGGTGGTATTCAAGGCGCGTATAGAATCGATCCTGATCCGTATATGTATCCTTGAAGATGATCCCCTTCACGCCCAAGTTGTCGTACTCCACGAGCAAGATGTCTTTCGGGGTGAACAGATCCAGGCTGTCCCCGTTCGGCTTGAGGAAAACAGTTCCGTATGCACATGCGTACTCTGTCCAATCGCGGAGTCGGAAATACACAGCGTCAATCTGCTTCTGTAGCCATTCTGCTCTTGCACTCCCCTCGATCGTGATTCCGATCGCCAGCGTTGCAAGTCTTGCTGTATCGGAACATACCGATTTTGCAAAGTTGATCGTGCGGATGTCATTCTCTTCGCTCAGCCACGGTGGCAGACCTATATAGATGTTCGCGCACTTCTTTATCACGTCTTCCATCGCGGGAGACATGACGGATTTTACCTTAAAATCATCTTCGGCTTTCTTCTTAAAAATCATATCGATCCACCTTTTCAGTGTTGATAACAGTCCCATTATGCGCTGCTTCCTCTTCTCTTCCACTTGGTTTCCGTTGCGTATCTGGTTGCATCTATGAGATGGTTGTTCTTGTCCGGGTACCCACTGATAATATTCCCATCCTTGTCGCGCTCATACTCGTATTTTTCGAACTCTTCGCAGACGTTCGGAGTGCGATTCGGGTCTATCACAAGTTTCTTCCCCTGTAGCCACTTCATCGAATATTCAACGCTTCCCGGTCCCTTCTCTGCCCCTCTGGCGGGTAGTCCGGCGTCTCTGTAGTCATTCACGGACTTGTTTTCCGCGCTGTCGCATGTGATCACATAGTCCGTGTATCCACGCCGTTTGATCTCGTCCGCTGTCCATGTGTTGCTCCGCTTGTTTTCATACATCTCATCCAGAAAATAGATAGTTTCTCGCGCCTCATCGTAATGCAGACGAACAAACGCATATTTGTCCGGATACCATCCCCAGTCAACACCTTGATAAATGCGATCCATGCGGCTGATCTCTTCGTCCGTTATGGTCCGTTCCTCAATGAATTCGAACACATTGCCGCCGTTGCCGTTGGCTACACCCATGTATTCGTTCTCGTAAGCGTTTGGATTGACTTCTTTCAGATGTTCCGCGTCATTGATAAACTGATCGCCCAGCCAATCCGCTGGAACATCCTTGTATGTGCTGTGGACAACAATAGCGCTCGTGTCCTTGAATTCCGCTTCTGTGGTGTACTCATTCGCCCAGTTGTTTTTGCTTCGCGGAGGGTTGAAGCTCTTAAATTTATACGCTTTATTTCCGCCTCGGATTGCGGACTGCTGGATGTTGCGGACCTCTTCCGGCCCAGCGAACTGATCCAGCTCCTCGAACCACACAATGCCAATATATCCGAATTCCGGTTTGATGGACTTAATCTTGAGTGGATCATCCGCGCCTCTGAAATAGATCTTCTGCCCGGTCGGCTTGTATGTGATCTCAAACGGGGATGATTTGAACCGGAATTCTGCGTCAAGTCCCAACTTTGAGATTGCCCACTTGAGCTGTGCATACACGGAATCCTTAATTGTGTTCCCGACTTTTCGCAGCACAAGCGCGTGCATATCCTGGTGATTTTTCAGCAGCTCCGGAATGATGCAGGAAATCCCGGATGACTTCGTGGATCCACGTCCGCCGGGCAAAATGTATTCGGTATGCAAGCCGCGCCGCACGTCACGGATCATCGGGTGGAACACGTCAGCGATGATGTCCAGATCCATGTGGTACTCTTGTGACAGTCTCGCCGCTTCTTCTGCTTTCTTCTCTTCTTCTCTCTTCTCTTTGATGGTGAGCGTTTTCTCGAGATCTGACATCGCCTTGAGCTGCTCGGAGAATGCCGGAGTGAATCCGAATGAATCCTTGAGTTCTCCACGTGCGATCATAGCGCGCCGCCGCTGGATGTCCGCCAGAGACATGATGTCCGTGCCGTTCTGCTTGTCCAACTCGGCTTGCTTCTCGGCTATATACGCTAATACGTCAGCATTTTTTAACAGTCTGCATCCCTCTGCTTCTGGCTTCTTATATCCAGCTTTTCTCGCCGCATCGGTTGCGTTCCCACCATTTTTTACGAAATTTTTTGCGAACGCTTCCCGCCTTGGCGTAAGTTTCACCATGTGCTCACCATCCCATTTTAGTTATCGCCTGCTCTTCTCAGTCTCTCATTTACGATGATCTGGCATCCGCAGTTTGGGCAGTCAAAAGCATCGTATATGATCGGTTTTTCTGTCCCTCCGAACGCGGCCGCCATTCCTGTTGTTTTATTGCCAACCGCGGTATATCTTCTCCATGTTGTCGGGCGGAATTTAATCCCGCACACTTTGCATTGTAGCATCTCCCCGTTGTATCCAGTCGTTACAATGTCTCTCTCCATGTTTCTCCTCCTATTCCCATCCTTGTGATTGTTCCCATATCTCCTTGAGGGTCAGCACGACATCCGCCTGTGATGCCGTCCTAAGTATCTCCAGATCTCTCATCTTCCATTTGCCCTTGCCGTATTCCATCACGGGCGTGCTCAGACTCCACATGGTTATCATGCGGCCTTGGTCCGCGCTGTAGAACTGGCTGCTTCCAATCTTGATCACAAGCCCTGTTGATAAGATTGCTCTCTGTAATTTCTTTACGATTGCGCTGAGATTTGGCATATGATCCCCCTTTGTATCATTTTATCATCTCTCCTGTCGCAAAATCGCCCCCACATTTTCCTAACAAAAAAAGATCCGAACTCGTATATAATTCTTACAAGTTCGGATCTTTTTTAGTTTATTACTATCCTCCAGGGCTTTTCGGCTATACACTAATCTTCATTCTCCCAACCGCTGAATGGGCACGTTTCGCACCGGCATTGTAACTCCCCATCATCGTCAATGTAATAATCATCTCCTTATGCAAATCTCAGTTGCCCGCTATCGTCCTGCCCCGACCGATCAGCCCGGCAGTTCGGTAGCCTTTTTGCAACGCACAGTTCTTTTAGATTTGCCCTTACCAGGGCTGTAGGTATCGGCGGACACACAGCATTCCCACATCTTCTCACCTGTTCCGCTCTCGGATATGCCTTACCATCACAATCCCGGTCAATGATGTAATCCTCTGGGAATCCTTGACATCCATACAACTCTTTAGGCTCCAGCATCCGCAGGCCAATGTCCGCAATCTGGTACTCGGTCCCGTAGATTGTTACCAGCCCGAACCGGTCCTGCGCTGTGATCGTGTCAAGCGGATCTTTTACATTCTGCCCGGTGCCGGATCCGTAATATTTGGTCAGAAATGCTCGCACCTCTCCGAAATGCCCGTCTCCGGCGGTGATTGTATGCAGCGGTTCTCTCGCATCCTGTCCGGTTCCGCTCTTATAGAACTTGCTGATGAAGGATGCCACAAGTCCATACCGGTTTGAGCTGTCCACCGTCATGATTGGGTCCTCGATCCCCTGTCCACGAACCTCATCCTTTGTTGTTTCTGAGTGGTACTGGATCAGAATCGGCATTTTTATATCGTTTGATTCATCCTTGATGATGAACGGAACCGGGTTGTCCAGCACGAACTTTTTGACTCCTCTGGCGATTCGATCCATTGTCTTTTTTGCAAGCGGGCGCACTGCCCGGATACCGTATTTCTTTTTGATTTCCTCGGACGTGTCGAAAATAGATGGACACGGAAGAGAAAAGTCAAGTTGCGTATATGCTCCAACGTACGGTTTTAGCAACCCGGCTTTCACTTCTGCGCTGTCCGCCGGTCCGTGTGTAGGCCTTGGCCATACGATGGGCTTTCCGTCACATCTCGCGATAAGAAAGAAGCGTTTTCTCATTGTCGGTGCCCCGTAGTCTGCTGCCACGAGTTCCCGAAACTGTACTTCGTATCCGAGATCTGTAAGCTGTTGCAAAAACTTTTCAAAGGTCTTACCCTGTTTTGATTTAATTGGATGATGAGCACGATTCAACGGTCCCCATGTCTTGAACTCCTCAACATTCTCCAACATGATCACTCTCGCGCGGACCATTCCTGCCCATCTGCACGCTACCCATGCAAGCCCACGGATAAATTTATCTTTTGGTTTTCCTCCCTTAGCCTTGCTGAAATGCTTACAGTCCGGAGAGAACCACGCCAGTCCAACGGGATGCCCTTTGCACGCTTTGATCGGATCCACTTGCCATACATCCTCGCAGTAATGCTCTGTGTATGGATGATTCGCTTTGTGCATCTTAATCGCTTCCGGATCGTGATTGATGGCAATGTCTACACAGAATCCAGTTGCATCTTCTATTCCGGTGCTTGCTCCACCTCCTCCGGCAAAATTATCCACTATCAATTCTCCGTTAATCATCTTTTCCTCCTATGCGCTCATTCTCTGCCTTATCGCCCGCAACGACTCTGTTGTAGATTGAGCATAATACATACTTGTAACTGCCGGTGACGCGTGCCCAAGGATCTCTTGGATGATTCCGATATCAAGTCCGTGCTGCTTGAGATCCATTCCCAGTGTCTTACGCATCTTGTGCGGATACACACGGCTCTGGATCTTCGCACGCTTGCCGATTTTTCTCATTATAGTCCGGTACGTTGCCGTCCCCATCCTCCCTCGCTTTGCACCTACGGTCTGGGTAAAGAGGTACGGGCTGTTATCCTTCCTCTCATCAAGATACGCTGCAAGATAATATCTCGCCTCTGCATCCAGATATAATGTTCTGGCACGTCCGCCCTTCTCACCAATGATCGGGATGTCCCCGGTATGCATATCCACTTGATCCAGGCGGATCTCTGCGATCTCACCTACACGCGCACCCGTGGAACGGAATACCTCGATAATGGCACGATCACGCTTTGTTTTGCACGCATCCCGCAGCTCAATGATCTCCTCCCGGCTATAGTAGTCGATTTTCCCCATAACAACCTTTTTCGCGTCCACATTATCTACAGGGTTGTCCTGTATGATCTTTGACTTCCGCATCCACGTAAAGAATTCAGAGAGATTCCGGCGCTCGTTATTGTAAGTTCGGTTCGTGATCTGTTCCGTCCTCACGCCTTTGTGCTTCTCGTATTGTGCCAGATACCAATCAATATCCAACGTGTCGATAAGATCCAGACGTTTCCCTGTAGCCAGCACCAAGCGGCGTACCGATCCCATATATGCCTCAATCGTGCGCTTTTTTAGGTGGCGTTTCTGGATCATAAAGAGCTGCACCAGATAAGCATTACGCTGATCTACGCTACTTTTAACTTCTGCCGGAAGAGTCGTGATCTCCTCGACATTTACCTTCATAAGCTCATTAGCCAACACAAGCTCCAATACATCAAGGACTTCTCTGTCCTGAATATATACGGACATCGTAACGGTGATATCATTGATTATATCGGATTTAATATTACTCATAAGTACCTCCTTGATTTTGACGCTCAAGTCGGCTATAATGGACTTGAACAAGCAGTTTCTATGTAGCGGCGGAATCATCTTGGCGGGTGGTCCGCCGCTTTTGTCTTTTTCTTAATTTTCAGTTTGCGTCATCCGTATTTTCTTCCAAAAGTCGTTTTCTTATCCTGTCAGACAGAAGTACACAGGCTTCATCCACTGATGATGTACTTTCTAAAATGTCCAAAGTTTTTATATCCAGCTCCTTTCCGATTTCAAAAAATGCATCTTTGATACCATCCGTGTAACTTGGTTCCTTCTCTTTTTCATAATTACTACACCTGAAAAGTCCTTCTGCGATATCAAGTCCTTTGTTTACGCCTTCCATATATGCCTGTTCCTTTTGCACTCTTAATGCTGATGCGTTGATCTGATATTCTCTTGATTCGCGAATGGCTTCCAGTGCCTTCTTTGTATCAATATTGATTGCGCTATACATTCCAACCTCCAAATCTTAAATCACTCTGCGTAATAAAAGCAGTTTCCGTTGCATGTTTCGTATCCGAGTGGGCAATCATCCAAGTCCAGAGGGCTTCTGTGATTCTCATCGACCTCGCAACAAGCGCCATCCGGTAAGCAGTAAACTTCTATTCCATCTTGAATCATTAACATAGTTATCGACTCCTTCAAATCTTAATTTAATATATCATCAAGGTTTTTTAGCCCTTTCTGCATCTTATTCCAATGCACAAGGGCAAGATATTGCGACTTAAAGTCGAGACATCCACCTCGTCCGCAATTAGGGCAGAAAGCGCTCCATTCTTGTCCCTTTGTTACTTTGAGCTGCGGCATCCCGTAATATACACTATCTGCTGCTGTCGGCTCATGGTCTATGCACACGCACGTCTCTATATGATCTACCTTCATTTGCCATCACCTTCCATACGCACATCTTCCGGCTTCCAGTCCTCGCATCTTAGTTCGTTTCCTGTCTTGCTCCAGTCACAGACATACTCATATAAGCAGTTGTCACATCTCTTTGGTGTCATCTGTCTTTTCTCCTCTGTGGATATTACTATCAGACTGCATCAATCGTTCCAGCGCATCTCTCACCGCAACAACCCTTTCATATGTCAAATTATCCCATGTTCCATCGTCTACTGCATTGATCAGCACTTCTAATGCGTTTAGCTGCCCCAAATCATATGTTCGTGTCAGTATTTCATCCATTTTGTCTCGCTGAGTCTCAAATGCTTTTACCGCATCTGCGTCATTCTTATCAACGATATAATCCTCACGCTTCATTCTTTCAGTCCTCCTTATTCCTCCGGTTTTCCGCACCGTTCAAATTTGATCACCCAAACCCACGGATTCGCATCCCATCCATAGCGGTCAATGTCGGATTTCTTGATGGTGCTGTCCCAAATTTTTTGAAATTCCATCCTTAATGCGTTATGAAAAGCGTCATCACTTATGTATAAGATAGCGTCCTGTGGGGTTACAATGCCCTCTTTTTCAATATCAATACACCATCCTTCTCCACATTCCTGCAAACGTTCCACCCGAACATCCGTAACCTTCAACCAGATACGAGCAGCTTCTTTCGGCATGTGAATTGATGGATGATACAGTAGCTTTGATGATTCCTTAAACATCGGATGGTTTGCTAACTTATCAGAAGCCTTGTAAATATATGTTCCGTCCTCATATCCTTCTCCCCATGTTTCGCGGACATAAAGAATATCGCCAGGATGATATGGCGGTGTAATTTTTCCTTGATTTCCATCTGTGTCATATATATACAGCGGTTCTTCGTTTACTTCAAAATATCCTTGTGGTTCCGGCTTTACAAGTCTGCGCGTGCAACTCTTTCTTTCGTCCAGAATCGCCCGCACCATTTCACTGTTAAATAGTATAGGTCTGATCATTCTTCTTCCTCCTCATCCTTAATTCCTTCCCAGTCGATCCTCTGCCCGCATTCCGGGCAGTATCCGTACTGATTCCATTCATCTTGCATTACTCCGCATCGCGGGCATACCCATGCACCGGAAGACTCCATGTCTGGTTTTCGCGGATCCGCTTTTTCAATAGCCGCCTGTAATTGACACTGTCTCTTATCATCCTCGGGTTGTCGTACGATCCAAATTTTGCCAAATGCTTTTGTTTTGATCTTCATACGCTTCACTCCTCCATCAGTTCCTAGTTATCGAACTCATTCCCGATCACCTCGAAGTGCTCACAGTCCCACTTATCCAGTGGTGACGGCTCATCCGTCAACTCCTGAAAATATGGGGGCCGGCGCGTCACGAATCCGCAGCCTTCCCATCTCACGACTACCCGTATTTCGATCTCAGGATAATCCGGATCCAGAGGTCCGGAGAGAATGTCGTGTTCGAAGATAGGCTTACCATTCTTGTCCCGGAGTCCGGTGCACTGGCAGATGGTGTCAGGACATACCTCGTATGCAAATGGTCTTCCGGCGCTGTTGCTGATATACCACCGTTTTCCATCCGTGCTGTTACTGATATATCCATGTCTCCATCGGCCGCCTGTGGTTATCCCACGGTATCTATAGCGCTCATTCATCATTTCTCCATCCTTTCAAAATAAAATCTTATGGTGCCTATGTGTTCCTCGATAAGCCCATACTTAAGTGCCATCTGATAAGAAAATGTCCTCTGCAAGTTGCGCATCAATGTATTAGTGATCCTTGCTCTGAATTTTTCTACCGGCATTGCCGACTTATATAGATTGCACTGTCGGCACGCGGGAAGGAGGTTTTCTGTATCATATAATTCCGACTCCGTCATGTCCTGCTTGTAGTCTCCATGCAAATAAATCGACTCTACATGATCTATCTGCATGTCTTTATACTCTATCGGGCACCCGCAATAGGCGCACTTGCGATTATATTTTTCATACAGTTGTTCTCTGATTTTCTTGGGGATTGTTTTGTGCTTTGACATCATTCCTCCTCATATGGCTCTGGCAGTGGCATCCATGCATTCACATACATGTCCTGGCTAACGAGTGATTCTGTCTCGTCACCATTAAACCATGCTCCGCCCTCTTCGTCCTCGTCATATCTTCCAATGCATGGGAGAGTGAAGTTGGAAAATGAAATCAACACATATTCCCCAAGCTCCGGAAGACGTTCCGTCACCGGGATCCATCTCCGCACATTTTTTAACGCCAATTCTGCATCCTTCTGATCTTCCTCGCTCTCGCAGTGGATCACGATGTCATAGGTATCGTCATATACGTCTGCGACTCCGTTCTCATCAATCATTACCTTCATTCCTTACCGCCCTCCTGTTCCATAACTGCTTTTGCAAGCTCGCGATCTACTGCGTGCTCCAAAATTATGGCAATCTGATGAACTTCACTCCTTGTCAAAAGCCGGTATCCTGTGACCTCGTGAATGAGTTTTCTTAGATCACGCAAATCTGCTGTGGTTGCCATTTCATCATTCATGTCTTACCTCCCCATTGTTCCGCCATTGCCTTCGCGATTCCGGGGAACGTCTTACTTCGCGCCTTTGCTCTCTCCGCTGGTGGCAATTTCAGAGTTTCCATGTGCCACGGATTATCTGTGCCGTTACCGTTTTTATAGCGAATAATGTCAGGCTCCACTATATCGGTAGGTGTTAGTTTCGGCAGACCCTTTAGCCATAAACAGGTTGCTTTTCTTGCTGGGTCACCAAACATATACGGGTGAATGATTTGAGTTGGTTTTTGATACGCTGTTGACATATACCCAATAGGGTTTTCAATAGCAACTCTTGGAGAGCTACATTCAACGAACCGCATAAAGAAATCAGCTGCTGCTTCGCGGTCTTTGTAACGTTGAACCGCTTTTCTGCCATACCGTGAAATATTAAACCAGCGATTCCCGGTAACGGCTAGGTATGTGCAAGGCGGGTGAGCAATCAGCAAATCCCATGTGCCCACATCATGCTCTTTTCCGTCCATTGTGGTTACAACCCCACCTTGCAGCTGAGTAAGTGCGTCTCCCAATATGTGCCACTCTGGGTGTCCACCAGACGGCTTTTTAATGTCGCAGCTATACGCTTCATGTCCTAAGTCGCGAAACGCCTTACAAACAGTCTGTGACTCTTCACATGCAACTAACACTTTCATTCTGTGCACCCTCCCATAAATACTTATTCCATTTCACAATATCATCCCAACGGAAGCTCTCTTCGCATCCAGTCCGCCCAGGATACGGGTTCACCAGTCTTGCATGAACAAAATGTGGATAAACTGCAATCACTTTTGCTTTTCTGTGGACTTCCGTTCTGTTGTTGCAAGCTTCTTTTGATCCTACTTTGAGCGTCCACACCGTCAGCCTATCTCCGCGCTTAACTTTTTTCTTTGCAGCGGCAACACGTGACATAAAAATCTGTGACTGTGTGTACCTCTGCAACTTTGTTTCATTTGTTCCCAACTGCATTTCTTCTCCTCTATTCTTTCCGGAGCCCGTTCATCACGGACTTCCTCGCTTCGTCCCATCTCTCGCGGAACTCCTCGTCCACAAGATCCTCAAGCTCGCCCTCGACATGGATCAAGTATCTGCCATCGTGCAGTCTCCCGGCTTTCGCCATGCTCGGAACTCGTCCGACAGGTGCGCCGATCAGATCCGCGACCTGCTGCCGCGTTGCCTTGTGGCAGATATCTTCTCCGGTCGTGAGGTCCTTCACTCCGTACGCAAGCATTTGCCCACCTCTTTTCTTTTGACTGCCAGAATCCGCATTCTGACCTTGTCCCATTCTTTTGCAAGTAACTCCTTGCGCGGATGCTCTGCCGTTACCTCGCCACACGGCATGATGATATATCTCCTCTTGCAACGCTGCCCACGTCCGGCATACTGTGAAATATGGTCCAGATCAACATCAATCAGATTACTGACTTCCCGGCACCGAAGCCCTTCTCCGATCATCACGCCGGTTTTTGTGTCCAGTACATCATAGAGCTTTGCTCTCATTCGTTCCACCTCCCTGTCAGCCGCAACCAGTCGTAGAACTCTGCCACGGTTTTTCTCTGGTATGCGTAAAAATCATCCGATTTTGCCGGGACTCCGCGCTTACGATCCAGTCGATCATATCCAACACCCTCCGTCAGGCTCTCGTAAATCAGCAGTTCGAGCCCCGGAGCGTTAGAAATTGCGCACTGGAAGAGTCTCAACCGGTCCTCTCGTCCCATCTTCCGGCAGTAATCCCGGACGCGCCTGACATCATCCGGCGGGATCCCATACTCGCTATACCCTCTGTCTCTCGCTCGCATAACGCTCCTTTCCGACTATGTGCCGCTCCTGCTTGTCATTTCCTGGGCAATCAGAGCATCATAGTCATAATCCCGCTGCTGGAAGTTGGCAAAGCGATTTCTGGGCTTCTCAGCGCCTTTGGCGGTCGATTCCTGCCGCTGGCTCTGGCTTCTTGCCCAGTTCCTCACTGCTGCTTTCCAGTCTTTCATCTTGTTTTTCCCGACATACCAGTTTTTTGACTCGTAGAAATCAACAAAGCGATCAGCATCCACGTTCAAGCCCTTTTCCCGGCAATATTCCCTCACATCCTCCGGGGTGGGTGGCGCGAAGCGCTTTTCTTTAACACTCTTTAGAGTGTTTTCTTTTATATCATTTACATTATCATTTACATTTACATTAGGTTTTGAGCTAATGCATTTTGGTTCCGTTTTGGTTATCGTTTGGTTATCGTTTGGTTTTCTACCGCCCCTTGTCCCGTTCTCATAACGCTTGTTGTTTTTGTCGATCTGCGGTCTTGCCATGATGAGAATCGACTTTGCAACGCCCTTGACATCATCGGCTGTTCCATCCAACGCATACCGCATGATCGCCGTTACCGCCTGCTTGAAGTCTTCCGGCGGCAGATCTTCCACCGCCTCAAAGAAGCTGCGATAGAAAACCATACTGTCTCTTGTCATCGGCTCACCTCCTCAAGCTCTACTGTAATGTAAGGCTCTTTCTGTGAGACGGAGAAGGTGTCCGTGAATCCGCAAACCTCTTTCCATCCATCATTGGCAAGCACTCCACACTCCACCAGCGCATCCTGGATCACCTTGTGACCGAAACCGGCGATGTTATCGAGATCGCGCCGCCGGTTCGGCTCGTACCAGTGATAATGGATGATGACCGGGTGCTTGATATGAACTCCGCGGAGCTTGTTGCGGATGCAGAACACAACCCAATCCTGTTCCTTCCGCTTCATCCTGCCGCCGCCTTTTGCGTTTCTCCGGCAGGAGTCTATGTATTCGTTGAGCCCTCTCATCCTCCCGGGGATCGTGAAACTGTACTTCATGTGTCCATCTCCATCTGCTGTATTCTGCTTATGAGCTTCTGAGCGCCCCGGCAGGAGGCTCTAATGGATTCCGCCCGCCGGTTCTGCCCTGTCACCCATTCAATCGCCGCACGGCCCCCCTCTTCGTCCTCAGAAGCGATATAATAGCCTTTTCCATCTGTACAAGTAAGAATTGCTTTTTCTTTCCTCAGACGTTCGATCGCTTCCCGGACGGTCCTGTCTTCGTATCCGGTACAGGCGGAGATATATGAGCGGCTCACAGCCTTTTCTTTTCCGATGTTCAGGCAGTTCCAGACGTCCGCCTCGACTACTGCCATATCTACCTTTCTCATTGGCTCCTCCCTTCCGTCCCGGCTTATCACCGGGACAAGAGATATAGTTAAAATGGCACTCAGTAAGGTGTGTGACATGTAATAAGTGCCATCATGAGGCTGTTACAAATATGACTCTCCAAATTCTCGGATGAAGTCCTCTCTGCTGCCGTGATTCTTTTCATAGTCCCGCTGGCAGCGCTGTTTGAGATAATCACCTATCTTGAGATTCTCTCTCGTGTGTTTGAATCTTGCCCCATTCGGATGCAAAGTCGGATGTAATGGGATCACATAGCCGTATGTTTCGGATCGTGACCGATTCGCGGCACCGAAAACATGATGCCGTTCCACTTCCGGGGATCCTGTGAAAAAGCAGTGATCCATATCATCTGTGAAGATGCTCCATAATCTCTTAGCCATGTTTGCCGCCTTTCTGCGCTTCATACGCGTCCATGAGCCGCTTGAACTCGTCCGGTGCGATTGTTGGTATGCCCTGCTCCTTGCATTCGCTTATAAGTCCGCTCAGGAGCTCAGAGAACTCTTTCGTATCATAATCATGCGATCCGCGAAGGAGATAGTATACTCTGTCACGCTTTCCGTTCCGCTCGATCGTCTGCGATGTGGGGCGGATGTGATACTCTTCCGCCTCCAGCGCTTTCTGATAGGCTTCATCGGTGTCCGGGATCCGAAGCGGTACGCACTGCCCCTCGATCATCTCAAGCTGTCCGTACCGCCTTAACAGTTCGTTATGCATCCACGGCTTGCTGACTTTCAACACTTCCGCAAGCTCACTAAGGAGCTTCCAGTACATCCCGTTTGCGTCAAGGCTCCGTTTCTTGCGGTACTGTTTCGCGATCACCGTCAGGAGCTTGTCCTTAATCTGGTCGATCCCTGCGATGATGTCGCCGTCAACCTCGAATGTGAGGTTCCATTTTCCGCTCACCCAGTCCTTCGCGACTCCCTTGAGCTTTCCGGTACATTCCATGCGTCATCACCTCAATTCCACGGCAGGCCCTCATCAGCCTTATCCGGTACTTCCGGTGCAGGCTTGTCCGACTTTCCCTTGAGGATATCCATAGCCTTTTTCCAGTCGTCAAATGTCAGATCATGCACGTCAGCGACTTTATAGGTCTGCAAGATTCCTTTCAGCCCTATGCCGGTCCGCTGAAGCTCGGCGAACAGCGTGTTGACGTATTTGGCTTCCAGTGTTGGCTTTGCCGGTTTGCTCGGCGGCGGTGTCTCTGCATCCGGGTCTTTCATTTCCTCAGTCGGGATGCAAAATGTCTGGAAGCAAGCATATTTGAACGCCGCGCTCATTGCCTTGTTCGTTGCCTTATCTCCGCTGTCCATTCCCTCGCCAATCACCGTGGCAGAAACGGAAGAACCGTCCTCCGCATAGAATGTATATTCTACAGTGCAAATGGAGTAAATCAAGTTGCTTCCCTTTGCTGCTTGGCGCTCCTCGCGCCTCTGATCCAGCACTTTCGGGATGGCGAACATTTTGTATTTGGTCATTGCCGGATTGAGCGCGTTCATGACTGCATCAATTCCGCGATACGCAAATCCCTGTTTGTTCCAGCTGTCTTTTCCGATCGCTCCGATCTCAGCCATAACAGCCGGGATCGTTTCATAGATACTCATTTTTTTCTTCTCTTCCATGCTCTCACCTACTTAATCTGGAGATTCTGCCTTGCGATCAGCCGCGCCCCTTCGATTTCTGCTCCACTCTTCAAGAGCTTCTTGAGTGCTGTCTTGTCCACTACCGGATCAGCGATCTTGATGCAGGAGTCCGGCAGTGCGTTCACGTTGCCGACATACTCAACGGCTTCTGACTTTCTCCATGATGCTGACACCCTTGCCGTCTGGAACTTCTGCCCGTTGAGAACGCCACTGACATACTTCTTAAGGCTTTCGGCTTTCGCTTCCACTCTTGCCTGACGGTCGGCGAATGCCATCTTCTCCTTTTTCAGTGCCTCCGCATCCGCCTGTAAGTTCTTGATCCACAGAAGAACGTTCTCCGTTTTCTCCTCAAGTTCCATCTGCAAGCCGTCAATGGCTGCATATGCGGCGTTCTCGATGACCTCGCCCGTCTCCGGATCTACCGCTTCCTCGTATGCCTGCTCAAGAGCGGCGTTAATTTCGTACAGATTCATATGCTACCTCCAATTCTTTCACTCTGTTCTCGTTTCTTTCGTTTCTATGTTTGATCCGGCGCTTCATATCCTTCCGGCACTTCTCACAGAGGAGACCGCCGTCCTCCAGATATGCACCGCAACAGTCACATCTTTCCGGCATGTCTTAACTCCTCCATGACATTCTCGATTTTATTCTTAAGATCTGTCAGCTCTGCGTCTTTGATATGCACATCAATATAGGATTCCATTGCGTGGTCACTCGAGTTCCCGGAGTCCCAACCATCATTGTATACACTCACAGCGACTCCTGCCGTATGCCCTGAGAAGTGAAAAAACGCTGTGGGCTTGTTCCCAGTAAGCGCTCTCTGTCTGGAATGTGTGCCGTTGATCTCCAGCACCATTTCCAGAATCTCATGCACCTTCTTTCGGTACATCTTCTCAACTTTCTTTTCCAGTCTCTTCTTCATCGGAATCCTCCTCGCCTAAATCAATCTGTAACTTTGCCAGTGCAATAGCAGCTTTATACGCCCGTGCATACTTATTGTTCCCATGCGTTTTCTCTACGGCTTCGAAAAATTGATCTATGTCCCCTCTAAAGCATCCGCATTTTACACCGATTGTAAGATACTTTGTGCGGAAAAATGTTGTGAAATCATTTCTGCTACCGATCGGGCCAACTACAAGGCAATGAGACGTTTTAAATATCTCCGCGTTTCCGCCAACCCACGCTTTTCCGCGAACCCACGCTTTTCCGCGAACCCACGCGTTTCCGCTAACCACCGCGTTTCCGCTAACCACCGCGTTTCCGCTAACCACCGCGTTT